ACGTGTTACCACTGAAAACATCGACCATAGAAGACCAAATGCGATCGCTATTTCTTTACGACATGATCAATTTTGTGGAGACTGGAGCAGCTGTCGGACTGTATATCAGGGACTACGCGACAAACGATCAAATGGAAAATGTTTTGCTATACAGCGAGCTTGAGAGCATCCAGCGTGCTGAGACACTCGTTTATTTTCTTGGAGACGATCGTATCTCTGAGTTCAATGAACAAGAACACGAGCTGAAGCGTATGCACGGTATTGTAGCACGTTTTAGCGATGTAAAAGATCCAGACAAGACCTTTTACATCGCCAAACAGCTGCAGCGGTCGCAGATTTTGAGCGGGAGTCTCACGTGGCAAGTTAGCGGTAGCGACTTTGGCGAGCTTAATGCCGACGCAGCGTTCAAAATACCAGCAGACAACCAAGTGTTGATTGCTGGTGGCAAAGTGTTTGCGTTTAACCCTAAAAAGTTTGTCAATTTGTTCAAGCAAGATCCATCAAGTGATATCGCAGCCAAGCAAATTGCCAAGCACCTAACGGAGAAGTTTGCGTTGTCATTCCCAGAGGGGTTGTCGCTAGGTGAACTAGCTGACAATAGCAGGTCATTGACCGACACATTGCTAAAGCTAGACGTTGAACATCTACCAGACCAACAAAGAGTCATTGATCACGCTGACGAGATGAACTTAGCGCTCATGACAGACAATAACGACGGCATTATCATCATGGACAACCGTGACGCAATGATGTTCGTCAATATTCTGGCCGACAATTATGTCGATAGCAATCTGACCGGATCGCACTATCTCGCAACCAGTAAGAAGCGGATCGATGGCGACTCGCAGATGAACATGAACATATAAACGCCGTTTACCAATGACCTGTCACACGTCAACAAACTGGGCGAACATTAACATCAACCGCATAACTGGCGACATCAATTAAAACAAATTAACCACGTTAGTGCTATACAAATGATGTTGCTAAATGGCTATATAAGTGGCGGAATAGGTAGACGCTCACAAGCAGCAGGTTAAGGGTTTATGGATAGCCGACCCAAAGAAACCAAAAGTACCGTATGAAAAATAGCGCAGCTGCTCGGAAATTGTGATGTGACTATACGAGTAAAAATCCCCTCTGGCTGGTAAGAATATGAATGCCTAGCACGTTCTGAAGGTTATGGAGCTAACGCGAGATGAGAACTCCTCGGCAAATCATCACCTTATATAGCCAACCAGTTATGCGGTTGAATTAAATAATGAATGGATGGTATGAAATATGACAAACGACAACACAGTAGACGAGCGAACGCTAAAAATAGTTGAGCTCGCTCGAACTGGTATAGGCGGCGAGAAAGAAGCCGCCCAACGTATCCTACAGAGGATTTGCGCTAAGCAGGGGCTATCGTATGAGGATCTGATCAACGATACCTCAGAAAAATGTAGCAAACACCTAATCGTAACGGGCAAACTAACCAAAAACGAGCAAACAATAGCGGCGCAGGTTATATACAGATTTGCAACCAGTAAAGAACACCCAGACTTATGGATATCAAGGAGCAGGCGCAACCATGTCCTTAAGGGCTTTATAGCCGTATGCACCCCGGCTCAGGCAGCGGAGACGCAATACGCCGTAGATCTATTCCTAAGAGCCTATCGTGCAGAGCTAAAGCGGATACAACGTGAAACCAATATCGCATTTGTAATAAAACATAGACTATTCGCACAGTACGAGGCAGAAGGCGATAACGACGAAGAATTAACAGAAGAAAAACGTGCAGAGCTAACCCGAGCCCAACTAGCTAGCTACAATATGGCAGAAGTGCCTATGTATAAAGCAATAGAACAAGGCAATACAAGACAGGGTGAATAATTGACAAACGGCTAAATGTCAACTAAAACACCATTTTACTTTAATTTGAAAAATGAATGTAAAGTAAATTGTTAATTTTGTGGACATAAGAAAGGAGATGTCAATGATTTACGAAGTAGAAGTTAGACAAACCGTTATAGGCAGGAGCGAGAATGAAAACTGATTTTAGTCCATCTAATAGTAGTTGGAGTGACGTAGCTATTGCCACAATAATAACTTTAGCAATTGCGGCTTTATTTGCACTGCTTATTGCTTGGCAATTTCAAATGTCCGAGCAAGAACTTCAGAACATAAACACTGAAGCTCGCTGCAAATCAGCCGGTGGCGAGATGGGCTACTCAAAATGCTACAAGAATGGAAAGGAAATCTAAATGAAAATCATAGCGGAAAATCCAGCTGAAGAAGCCCTGCTGTGGCGCATTAAAGCCCTGAGTGACGAGCTGGTCAATCAAGACAATCGATCCACTAATATGCCAGTATGGACGATCCTAGATAATAACAAAGCCGGCAAAGACTATGGCGCGGTCATGTACTTTACTGACAAAGCCGCCGAGCGGCACATCGACGAAAACGATCATCATTACAAGAATCCAACGACATGTGTTCGTAGCGCTCACGACAACCGAGAGCTGAAAGATGTTGTTCACCTGCTCATTCTAGCTGGTGGCAATGAAATACCAAGTAACCATTATGGGGTTCTAAGAGATGCGTGAAATTAAAACCACTGAATTACTAAAAATATTACCTCAAAAACCAGCTTTCGGCGATAAATCTGGAATGACGCGGTGGCTGTTTTTTGTGAAAAGAGACAACCAATGACAATTGATGAAATCTTATTCGAACAATACCTGCTCGGTCGAGAGCATGAAGCTATGTTTCAGCGTGGTGAGAAACGTGAGGTTGGTGGCGAGATTGCAAAAGCAAAGAAACTTATTCTGGAAAAGCTAAATGAACGACATGCACAGGGTGTAAGAATCGGCAAATCTATAGCTAGGAAAGAAGCATCTAAAGAAGTTTGTAAGGCGCCAGAGTGTAAACTTGATACACCAGAGACATCGGTCGAGTTAAGAAATTTATGAAACGCAAGATCAAAGGACGCAACTACAAAACGCCGACACCTAGAGTTTATAGCATAAAAGAAACTCGCTCGAAGCAATTTATCCGTAAACAGCTGATAAACAAAAATGGGGCAGTCTGTGCAATATGCGGCAATCCAATTGAAACAATGAAAGATTGTACCGTTGATCACATCACACCAATCAGCAAGGGCGGCTTGACGACGATTGAGAATTGTCAGTTGGCACATAGAAATTGTAATTTAAGTAAAGGTAATAAGGAGGCTTAAAATGGGGCTGATTAGAAATATTAAGGCGATGGCTGATGTGCGCAAGCGAGAGCAAGATGTACTGGCATCGAAATGTACAATAAAAATCGGCGACAGAGTGGCGTTTGCTCGAGATATTGATAAAGACGGCAGGGTAGTAGTGGGCATAGTTGTTGGATATAAGAATGGTGTGTTTGTGGTTGAATACGACCCGCAGCTCATCGTCGGCAATACTATTCAGTATTTTACTAAAAAATCTTACGAGCTGATTTTAGTCCATGACGCGAATAAATCAAGCTAGCTAAGCCATAATAGGCGCAAACGTCAATGATATGTGTGCACCTAAAAGGTTGACTGAGGCGGCGGAAATAATACGCCGCCTCTTTTATGTTATAATAGCCATAGAATTGCGGATCGAAAGAGCCGCTTTTTTATTTGGAGAGATTATTATGGCAGCTAGAAAAATGACGCGCAAGAATAGGCGAAATAGCAAGCAGGCTAATCGCAAAAACTCGAAGCAACAGCTCCGCGGGATTGTTAAGGATAAGCCAAAAAAGCCGCCTGTCAAGCCGTTAGAACAAACTGAACAGCCAGAGCCAGGTCAGCCAACGAAATACAAACCAGAATATTGCCAACAGCTCATCGATTATTTTTCAATCAAGCCGCTGGAAGTCATTAGAGAGCAGGAAATAATTGGCACTGAAGGTGGCAAATACGTATCGCGCCGCCTGCCACAGCGTTTTCCGTGGTTTGAAGGCTTTGCAAGGAAAATCGGCGTTCACCGCAACACCCTAAAGAACTGGTGTAATGAATATCCAGAATTTGCCGACGCTTACGAGACTGCCAAAGATTTACAGCGAGAGTTCCTTGTGGACATTGGCTTGAGCGGTGCCACGTCGGCGAGCTTTGCTATCTTTACTATGAAAAACGTCTGCGGCTGGCGGGACGAGCGAGACCTGAAGCTGAGAAAAGCGAAAGAGGAAGGCGATATTGATGACGACGAGCTCAAAGCAGCAATCTTTGAATAACCTTACCAGAGCAGATATTTTGCGGCTTTGCGATAAGTACTGGAATACTGACCGCGACAGGCTACGACGCTATCTACTGGCAATATTCAAGCGGCGGGAGAATATTCATTTATTCGGCTGGTTCATCGCACGGCCATACTTTCCACTAGAAACACCGCCGTTTCATAAAGAGATATTAGATCTGATCAGTAATAAGGACAACCGGCGAGTTGGCGTTATTGCACCACGTGGACATGCTAAATCAACGACAGTGGACATGACGTATCCACTGTGGGCTGGTTGCTTTAAGCAGGAAGAGTTCGTAGTGATAATCAGCGATACGTATACACAAGCAGCTGAGTTCATCAATGCACTGAAAGATGAGTTCGAAGACAATCCGAAAATCAGATGGCTATTCGGCGACATGAAAGGTGACGATTGGCAGGATGGTGAATTTGTATTGAGCAACGGCATTAAGTACGCCGCCAAAGGTTCAGGCATGAAAATCCGTGGTATTCGCCATAGACATACCCGACCAACGCTGATGATATTTGACGACATCGAGAACGACGAAAACATCAAGAGTGCTGAGCAGCGCCAGAAGTTGTATCATTGGTTTACCAAGGCAGCTATACCAGCACTGGCAAGAGGCGGGCGAGCTGTTATTATTGGCACGATTCTTCATTTTGACAGCCTCGTCAATAAGGTGATGAAACAGCAAGACGTATTTAAGAGCTGGCAAACGCGGGTGTTTTATGCAATCACCACCGAGGAGGACGGCACAGAGCGGGCTTTGTGGCCGGAGCACCGCAGCCTGGAAAAACTACGAGCTATGCGAGATGACCCGAGCGATCAGGAGTTCGTTGGCAGCATTGCTTTTGCGCAGGAATATCAGCACAAGCCGTTCAGCGAAGAGGACGCTATCATCAAGCCTGATTGGATTAAGGAATGCGAGCCGAGCCAGGTGCCAGATGAACACTCAAGGATAGCACGAGTGCTAACAATCGACCCCGCCGCCAGCGAACGCCAGACTGCCGACCCGACAGCTATGGGCGTTGCCGACCTGTACGCAGACGGCAACGTTTACATACGTGCAATACGCAACCAACGAACCTCGCCAAGCGTAACTGCTAATACGGTTAGAGAGCTTGATGAAATATACAAACCGCAAGTTATCGGTATAGAAGAGGGCGCGCTAGGGCTGGTGTTTCGGGATTTGCTGGCGGGACTACCTGTCATTGGCTTGAAGCCCGATAAGGACAAGGTGCGGCGACTCTTAGCTGTGAGCCGATTCTTTGAGGCAGGCAGGATATATATCGTAAAGGATATTCAGAATGGGCAAGCGTTACGCGAGCAGTTGATTGAATTTCCGAAGGGCACACACGACGATATGGTGGACATGGTGGTTTATGCGGTGCGGTTGCTGTTGGTGGAGGGGATGAATCAGGTGTCAAGTAAAGATTTCCAGACCGCTGGTGATTATTACGACGAGCTAGATGACGATGAGTGGTCGGATTAAGTATAAGTATGATATAATCAGGGTAAGTATATACGACGCGCGAAAGGCGTCGTATTTTATATGGAGAAATTATGAAGCTGGTAAACTTGAGCGGTAAGAATAACGATAAAAGCACAGGCAGACGACTACACGAGATTGGTAGTGCTGGCACTGGTGTGTTTACGGACTACGAAGCCGAGAAGATGAAGCTAAACCGCCCGAGGAAAATTACTGACTATCGAGATATGCTGCGTGATGGTACGGTGGAAGCGTTGTTCAATATCTTAACCATGCCGATTTTAGCAAGCGAGTATGATATTAAGCCTGCTGACGAAAGCACTGAAGCGAAAGTACAGGCAGAGTTTGTTCGAAATAATTTATTAAGCGAGAGTTACAAAGGCGGCATCGAAACGCCGTTTGATTTATTCCTTGATCAATCAATGATGGCGCTGGTTGACGGCTTTCAGGTGTGGGAAAAGGTATACCGGCTGAATAATAATCGCTATGAGTTAAAGAAGCTGGCGCTACGCGATTCGAGGAGTGTAGAGATTCTAAGCGATTTGAAGGACGGTTATCAGGGAATTAAGCAAACGCAAGAAGACGGCTCGACGGTGGATATTCCAGCTTACAAAACGTTCCTATTTACACCAGGAAAACGATACGATCAGTATTATGGACGTTCAATATTTACGGCACTTTGGCGAAACTACGACAAGAAGTGGAAGTTGGAATACCTGGATAGCATTGCTTTGCAAAATGACGCTATCAAGCCAAAGGTACTGAAAAATACTGGCGACACGCTTGCAAAAGCTGATGACAAAGTAATGTCGAAAGTATTGAATGTATTAAGTCGTTTAGGCAAGGTCAATTCAACGGCGACTTTGCCGCCAAATTACGAACTTGAAGTGTTGAACTCTGAGGGACGCGATCCTCACCAATCGATTGAGCGACAGAACTCTGAAATGGCAAGAGTGTTTCTGGCTAACTTTATGCTGTTAGGCTCGCAGGGGACGAGCTCGACTGGTAGCTTTGCATTGAGCGATACGCAAGCAAAGATGTTCCGTATGAGCCTAGAATCCGTCATGAATAAGCTGGCGGCTCACATTAACCAATACATCATCGCTGATTTGATTGATATCAACTTTAGCGAACCACGCTATCCAGTTTTCGCATTCGAGAAGCTGGACAATGAAGTGGTTGGTGCGATATTTAACGCCTTTACGACGATGATTCAGAAAGACCGCATGTCTGATGCAATGGCGAGTGAGATTGAGGACGCAACAGCGACGAGGCTGGGCTTTGACGTGGAGAAGATTAAACAGCGACGCACCGAGCAGGCTGAAAATACTGAAAGCAATGCCGGCAAGGAGAAAGAGGCTGGCGGTACGCCGACTGGTCAACGAACGATGAGCGATGATCACAAGCATGAACCGAGCGAGAGCCTGAAAAAGCTTGACGCCAGATGGCAGGAATTAGAAAAACGTTTTTTAGACCAAATCCGCCCAGTTTATGAGACTGTGGCGGAGGAGGTCAGTCAGGAGGTCGCAAAATCAAAGCTGGTGAGCGACATTGATGCGGTGGTGTTTCCAGTGGAGTACCGCCGAACGTTGGTGTCGTTCTTTAAGCAGGGGTATCAGATTGGAAAAATCAGTGCTAGCGATGAAATGGGTAAGCCGGCTGCGAAGAACGGCAATGATTTAACCAAAGCGGCAGTTGAGTATATCAACTGGATCATTGAAAAGCAGCAGGATGACCTGACTAATTACGCTAAAAGCCTGGTGATGGATAGAGTGGTACTGGATGATGAGCCGATTGATTACAGTGCTGAGGTTCTGAAACTGATTCTGGCGTGGTTTGCGACAAAGCTGATGGATACGGCGTCGTACGCAATCGCACAAGCGGTCAATTCCGGGCGTAATTCAGTATGGGACGATGACGATGTATTGGAGTTTTCGGCAATTCTGGATGCACGAACGTCGCCTGGCTGTAGCACACTGGATGGCAAGGTGATGACGTGGAAGGAGTGGCAGACATATCCTGAGTATATTCCACCGCGGCATTTTAATTGCCGATCAACCTTTACGCGGCTACTAAGCGACAATCCGGAGGATGAGATAAACCCGCCGAACAACACGCAGATGCGCAACATTGAGAAGATTCAGAGAACGCCGAAGCCGCAGTTGATTGAAGAGAACCCATACATGGCACAATACACCAAGGCGGAGCTGTTGAGCGTTGAAACTTACAAGGGCAATGGGTTTATAAATATCAATCAGGCGTTATTGGGTCGCCAGCCGATGAACGAGTATGCTGAGGCTGACATTAAGCAGTTGGATAAGGCGATTAGGAAGACGAAGCTGGAGAAGGACGTGGTGTTGTATCGTGGTATCGGGCTAGAATCAAAGTTGTCGGTTAATGATATTGTCGATAATCCTAATTTTCTTTCTACATCCACCAGTCAGGATGTGTCAATAGAGTTTGCGCAGCAATCTGATGCGAATAAATACGTATTTATTTTTAAGGCTCCAAAAGATATGCCGTATTTGGATATGGAGAAAGTGCTAGCAGATAATGGCGTTACCTCAATGATAAATGAGGGCGAATATCTGCTATCCAGAGGCAAGAAATTTGTTGTAAAAAGACTTAAGAAGTTGGATAATGGAATTATCATGGCTGATGTAGAGATGACGAAGGACACTAAATACCTCGCTGATGAATCAGAAGACTTGCTGACTGATGAAATGATGACTAGTTTGAATAAGACAACCAAGGAAGTTGAGAAGCGCCTCGCCGATCCAAGCTACAAACCGAGCCGAGCAGTTCAACGGATGCACGCTATTTGGAAAATGGATTCTGAATACCTAGACGAACAGCTGGAAAAGCAGCATAAAAACAAATAGTTTTGCTTTAACCACAAGTATGATATAATACGACCAGTATATGCGACAAGCGAGTTTGTCGCATTTTCTTTTGGGGCAAATTTCTCTTGGGGTGTATCGGGAGAAATAATATGTTTACAGTTTCGACAAAGACAAGAGACAACATCCGCCTGAGCGACGAGGGTAAGAGCGAGTACAAGCGATATTGGAAGCAGCTTTGCCCGTATGGAGAATGGATAGACCCAAATGATTGGGATAATTCGAAGTTAGTTATTGACAAGAATCTAGTTGATCAGTTGGTAAAAAACTTCAATGACAAGGTTTTGGACTACGTGCCAGTGCCACTAGGACACCCGTATGATAGCTCAAGCCTGGCAAGCCTTAATACTGGCGAATTGTTAGAGCTGGAGGCGCGAGAAGACGGCTTGTACGGTTTGATAGAAATTCGCGACGATGCAGTTGCCGATAAAATCGACAAAAACCTGATTCCAAACGTGTCAATGGGTATGGATTTGCAGTATAAAGACAAGAAAGATGGCTCACTCAAGGGTGCGGTACTCCAACATGTAGGGCTAGTGACCGACCCATATCTCAAAGGTATGCACGCCTTTGAGCCGGCGCTGTCTGACATGTCGCAGGCAGCCATTGTGCTTAGTGATTCATCTAATAACAAGAGAGAGGAGAATGGGATGAATAAGGTAAAAGTAACTAACGACCATGATTTTGACGTCGAGGTGAAGTGGCAGGAAGACGGTGAGGAGAAGACCGCAACCGTCGCCGCTGGTGCAGACGTTGAAGTTCCTGAAGATCAGGAGGAAGCGGTAAAGCAGCAAATCGCTGACGCTAAAGAGCCAGAAGATAAAGACGAGGACAAGTCTGGAGGAGATAACCTATCTGATAAGAAAGATTTGTCTGATGAGCAGAAAGCGCTTGAAGCTGAGAAAGCTGAGTTGGCTCGGGAAAAAGCCGAACTGGCAAAGCAGAAGCGAGAGCTATCGGAAAAGCAGGCTGAGGCTGAATATGAGAAGCTGCTTTCTGAGGGTAAGCTTGTCCCGGCTCAAAAGGAGAGCTATTTGGCACTATGTGCTGCCAAAGATACCAAGGTGCAGTTATCTGACAAGAAAACCAAGTCTGTTGATGTGTTATTATCGGAACTCTTTGCGGCAATGCCGGCAATGCGGCTATTGAGCGAAGATGGCGGTGAAGGCGGCAATGGAAATGGTGATGAAGTTCAGCTGGACGACTCCGATAAAGCAGACATCGAGCGGTTCGGACTGAATGAAGAAGATTATAAAGAAGTAAAGCGTGAGAAGGAGAATCAATAATGACATTTCTACGACAAGACGGCGATTTGATTTCAGCTCCATTCGGTAGCAATGTGATCAATCGCGGACAACTAGTTACTGTTGACGCTAGCGGTAACGCTAAGGCAGCAGAAGCTGGAGTAAAACCATTCTTGGGTGTTGCTATGGAAAACACCAGCAACTTAATTAAGGACGAGGTACGCGTTTATCGAACTGGTGTGTTCCAGCTGGCAATCGACGCAGTAGCGGCTGCTGATTTAGGTAAGGCTGTTGCTATCGCTACACCCGACAAAGTAACAACAACCGTCAGTAGCACCGCACCGGCAATCGGACAGATTGTTGAAGTTATTGATAATAAAACTGTAGGCGTTCGCCTGAGCTAAGAAAGGAAGACGAGATGGACTTAAGAGCAATGCTACAAAAGCTTGATACCGCCATCAAAACGGTATACAAGACTACTAAAAAAGAGTACAAAGACCCTCTGCAGGGCATTTTGTACGATATCACACCAGTGACAGGTGCGGTTAATAACATCGTAACACTTAACAGCGTGCCTGGCATGCGTGAGTTCAAGTCAGAGCGCAAACACGGTGTGGCTGACAACACCGTTCACACGATTGCACCACGCAAGTGGGAATCAACTCTGGATGTTGAGCGCGAAAAGGTTGAGGATGACGATCTCGGTCAAATTCCAAACCAGACCCGTGTGATGACCACCAAAAGTGGTCGCCATTACGGCGCATTGGCTGTGGCAGCACTTCCTGTTGGTTTTACCGCTAATTTGAGCGACGGCAAACCGTTCTTCCACGCTGACCGTGGCAACTTGGTTACTGGCGCGTTCAGTGCCGCAACGTTTAGTAAGGCTTTTGATGCTTTGGTTGGCATGAAGGACGCAGCTGGCGACCTTATCAATCCAATTCCAACCCACTTGATCGTTGGCTTGGAAAACCGCGAGGAAGCTGAGAAAATCTTGCTCCGCGAACGCCTGGATAACGGACAGAGCAACCCGAACTACAAGCGTGTTGAACTGATCGTTGACCCACGTATCGCTGGCAAGGCGGCATTCTTGGTGGCAGCCAAGGAAGGCATGTGTCCGCTAACCATCGCTGAGCGAATCAAGGTCGGCGCACCGGTTGCGAAAAACGACCTGAACAGCGACAAGGCGTTCGAGACTGATATCTTTAGCTGGGGCTTGCGTGGTCGTTACGACGCAGCTTACCAGGCAATGCAGTTCATCGTGGCTGTGAAAGGTTCTTAGTCGGCAGACTTGAGGCGGGGGATGATTCGCC